GCGGGAAGCTTAGTCCTTTAGCAAAAATAATGGCTCCACAAATAGCCCAAAAAATAGAAAAAGAAGGGACCTCCCCAATGGCAACTCTCGACGAAATCCGCGCCAAGCTTCTCTCGCAGAACACTAAGGCCGAAGGTAACCGCACTGGCGGTGACAACTCCATGTATCCGTTCTGGAACGTACCCGAGGGCTCTTCCTCGATGATCCGTTTCCTCCCAGACGGTGACCCCAACAACACATTCTTCTGGGCCGAGCGTCTGGTCATCAAGCTGCCTTTCCAGGGCATCAAGGGTGAGCATGACCGTGAAGTTCTGGTTGAAGTCCCCTGCATGGAAATGTATGGTGAGACTTGCCCCATCCTGGCCGAGACCCGTCCATGGTGGAAGGATGACAGCTTGCAGCCACTGGCACGCAAGTATTGGAAGAAGAAGTCCTACCTGTTCCAGGGCTTTGTTGTTCAGAGCGGCTTTGAGGAGAAGGAAACTCCAGAGAATCCTATCCGTCGCTTCATGATCAACACCAGCATTTTCGAGATCATCAAGAGCTCGCTGATGAACCCTGAAATGGAAGACCTGCCCACCGACTACGTCGCTGGTCGTGACTTCAAGCTGGTCAAGACCAGCAAGGGTGGCTTCGCCAACTACAGCACCAGCAACTGGTCGTTCAAGACCCGTTCGCTGAGCCCAGCAGAAGCCAAGGGTATTGAGGACCACGGTCTCAAGAACCTCAAGGACTATCTCCCAGCCAAGCCAACTGCCGAGCAGATGGAAGCTATCAAGGAGATGTTCCAGGCATCGGTCAACGATGAGGCTTACGATCCTGCACGTTGGTCGCAGTTCTACAAGCCCAAGGGCAGCTACAATGCTGGTGGAAACAACAGCAATGGTGGTGGCAACAGTGGCGGTGGCAACACCAGCAACTTTGGTGGCAACACCAACACCAACAGCTACCAGGCTCCAGCGGCACCTGCCGCTCCAGCAGCTGATCCCTTTGCTGCCATGCAGCGCGCATCGCAGGTTCAGAACGAGGCTCCAGCGGCTCCTGCCGCTCCAGCAGCCCGTCCAGCTGGTACCCCTGACGCTTCGGAGATCCTCCGTCGCATCAAGGAAAAGCAGGCTGGCATGAACGGCTAAACAGCCGGGCATCGTGGGGAGAGGAAACTCTCCCCACACCTTTCTACCCTCCTACAAGATCGTCCTGGTGGTCGCAACTATGCGGGCGTGTCATGCCGCGCGACTCGGAGGACTGCCGCTGTGAAAAAGCGGTGATGACACTATATCTCCAGAATAGAAAGAGCTTTCAGATATGAAGCCAGTAGATTTGTCCAAGTTCCGCAAGGACATTACCAAGGGCCTCGATGGCATCTCGGTAGGATTCAATGACCCCAAGTATTGGGTCAGCACAGGCAACTTTGCCCTCAACTACGCCGTTAGCGGTGACTTCACCAAGGGTATTCCTCTGGGTAAGGTAACCATGTTTGCTGGTCAGTCGGGTAGCGGTAAGAGCTATCTCGCATCTGGTAACTTGGTAAAGAACGCACAGGATCAGGGCTACTTTGTGGTTCTCATCGACAGCGAGAACGCACTTGATTCGGACTGGCTCACGGCACTAGACGTGGACGTCAGCGAAGACAAGCTGCTGAAGATCAACGCCGCAATGATTGATGACGTTGCGAAGATCATCAGCGATTTCATGAAGAGCTTCAAGGGTACCTACGCCAGCACGCCACGCGAAGAGCGTCCCAAGGTTCTCTTCATCGTTGACTCGCTGGGCATGTTGCTGACGCCCACGGACGTCAACCAGTTTGAAGCTGGTGAAATGAAGGGCGACATGGGTCGCAAGCCCAAGGCCCTGAACGCACTCGTTCGCAACTGCGTCAATATGTTTGGTGAGTGGGACATTGGTCTGGTTTGTACCAACCATAGCTACGCCAGCCAGGATATGTTTGACCCCGACGACAAGATCACTGGGGGTCAGGGCTTCATCTACGCTTCCTCGATTGTGCTCGCAATGCGTAAGCTCAAGCTGAAGGAAGACGAAGACGGCAACAAGACGACGACGGTCAACGGTATCCGGTCTCAGATCAAGATCATGAAGACCAGGTATAACAAGCCATTCGAGACCGTCGAGCTCAGGATTCCATGGGACAGCTG